TCGGCTTTTTTAGTCTTTTACTAATATTTATCAACAAATATAGTTATATGAATGATTTTAACCGAACTCCGGAAGCAAAAAAGGTTTTTCAAGAAAAAAGAAAACCAAAAGGTCCAATTAGATTTAATATCCAATTAAACGAAGAACAAAAACGTGCTAAAGAACAAATTCTTTACAACACTGTAACTGTTTTAAAAGGTAAAGCTGGATCTGGTAAATCGCTATTAGCAGCAAATATTGCTTTAGATTTACTTTTTAGTAGAGAAATTGAAAAAATAATCATTACTCGCCCAACTGTAGTAGCAGGACAAGATATTGGATTCCTACCAGGAGATGTAAACGAAAAATTAGCTCCATTTACTGCTCCTGTATATGAAAATATGCATCGCCTATACAATAAAGAAAAAATTGAAAAATGTATAGCAGATGGTGAAATTGAAATTGTTCCTGTATCCTTTATGCGTGGTAGAAATTTTACTAATTGTTTAGTTGTAATTGATGAAGCTCAAAACTTAACAGATACACAAATGGAACTTTTGCTAACTCGTATATGCCATGGTTCAAAAATGGTATTTTGTGGTGATGGTGCCCAAATTGACTTAAAAGATCGTAAATCCTCTGGATTTGATGTTGTATGTAAACATATGAAAGATGTACCTGGATTTGAGGTAATTACCTTAGAAAAAAACCACAGACATGAAATTGTAGAATATATTTTAGACATATATAAAAATCTTAGAGCATAAGATTAAGATTAAAGTTTTTGTCAATATTTATAACAAAAATATCAAATGTCAACTACTTTAACACCAACAACCTTTAGAGTAACTATTTCAGAAGAGCAAATAGTTAAAAATAATACTATCCAAAACGATAGCGTGTACTCTATCTCTAACGTAACTAATGTTGATAGAAGAATAGTAACAATCCCTTCAAATACACCTACTACAATATTTAATTTAGGTAATCCTGATCCTGGACCAGGAACCTTTCCTTCTAGCAGTTTAAAATATGCTCGTATTACAAATTTAGATGATACTTGGAATATTTATTTAACTGTAAGTGGATCAATAGCAAGATTCACTCAAGAGTTACGACCTAAATCTAGTGCATTTTTTGTAAGTTCAAATATTACATCTAGTGCTTTTAATGGTACTTTTGGAGATGATATTACTTCTATAAAAATATCAACACAAAGTGGAATTAATGTTGATGTAGAATATACAATAGTAAACACTTAAAAACATGGCAAATATTCCTATATGGAGCGGAAGCTCTACATTTACCCCCGGAGAAACACCATTTGGTTTTTATGATAACGATTTACAATTTCAAGTAGATATTGATAAGTTTGCTGTATTTGCTTCTCGTCGATTAGGATATCCAATAGTTGAAATTGAATTACAAGATTTAAATTTTTATGCCGCATTTGAGGAAGCAATTACTACATACGGAAACGAAATATATGCTTATCAAGTAGCTGAAAATTTATTAACTTTACAAGGAGCACCAACAACTACATCACCTGGCAATAATGAATTAGTTCAAGAAAGTTTATCTAATGTTATTTTACTTTCAAACCAATATGGAACGGAAGCTGGAGTTGGAGGAACTGTTTCTTGGTATACAGGATCACTTACATTAACTCCTGGAGTACAAAATTACGATATGAAATCTTGGGCAACGTCCCAAAATATTCAAGGTGGTATTGAAATTAAACGTATTTTTTACGAAAATACACCAGCTATTACTAGATATTTTGACCCGTATGCGGGTGCCGGAGCTGGAATGATGAGCATGATGGATAGTATGGGATTTGGAGGATATTCTCCTGCAATGAACTTTATGTTAATGCCTTTAAGTTACGACATGCAAAAATTTCAAATGATTGAATTTAATGATCAAATCAGAAAATCTCAATATTCGTTTGAATTAGTAAACAATATGTTAAGAATATTTCCTATTCCAAATGGAGGTGTAGATACATTACGATTTGAATATATTTTATTATCGGATCGTAATCAACCATATGTTGAACGAAACGGTCAAAGTATAATTACCAACGCCTCTAATGTACCATATACAAACCCAACATATACTACGATAAACTCGATTGGTCGTCAATGGGTATTTGAATATGGACTAGCAATAGTTAAAGAAATTTTAGGATATGTAAGAGGTAAATACTCAACCGTACCAATTCCTGGATCTGAAGTAACCTTAAACCAAGGAGATTTAATTTCTGCAGCAACAACCGAAAAACAAGCATTAATCGAACGTTTAAGAGCATATTTAGATACAACATCACGTAAAGTTTTACTTGAGAATAGATCACTTGAAGCAGAATTCCAGAATAAAACTATAGCACAAGTACCAATGACCATTTTTATAGGATAGTATGGCTCTTTACGGCACATCTCGAGACGTTTCATTATTTAGACACATTAACCGTGAGTTGTTACATGATATCATCACTCAACAATGCGTATATTACCAATTTAAAACAGCAGAAACTAAAGTAAATATCTATGGTGAATCAGCAGGTGCAAAATATTATACAGAACCTGTTATTTTAAACATGCTTGTTGATAGAGGCGATAATACTTCCCCTACAGGAGACATGGGTGTAGATTATGATCGTCCGATGACATTTAAATTTTTCAGAGATGATTTAGTTGATGCTAATTTAATCCCTGATGTAGGTGATATAATAATGTGGTATGAAGGATATTGGGAAGTTGAAAATACAAATGCTAATCAATTATTTGTAGGTAAAGACCCTGCATACCCATATAATGTTAATCCTTTAAACTCAGGATTAGAAGATTTTGGTACTAACTTATCAATAATGTGTGTATGTCATTATGTTCCTGCAGATAAAGTAGGTATAACTAAAGAAAGGATATAAAATTATGCCATCAATTAGAAAACCACAACCAAAATCCCAAAAAGAAATTTCAAATGGTTTAGTAGATCCTTATATCTTTCCTGAAACAGGTCAATCTTTAGGTAACCCAAATATCCCATCTGAATTTAATCAATTTACTTCAAATGATCAAAATGGAGTTGATTTTAATCGGTCTTTACAAATGTCATTTAAAGATGATCCAACAAAACCATTTACTTTAGGTTTACAGGATATAGATGAATCAATAATGTATTATTTTCAAAATGTTATTAGACCTACTGTTTTACAAAATGGAGTAAAAATAGCAGTACCTGTAATCTATGGTTCTCCTGAAAGATGGAAATCTACTCAAAAAGATGGATACTATAAGGATAAAAATGGTGCAATTATGTCTCCTTTAATTATGTTTAAACGAGATACAATTGAAAAAAATCGTTCTTTAACTAATAAACTAGATGCTAACACCCCCCATTTATATACCTCTTATAAAAAAACATATAATAAAAAAAATGATTATTCAAATTTTAATTTATTAAATAATAGAGTTCCGACAGAACAATTTATAGTAAACGTAGTACCTGATTATGTAACTTTAACATATAGTTGCACTATCCAAACATATTATGTTGAACAGTTAAACAAAATAATTGAGGCTGTTAACTATGCTTCAGATTCATATTGGGGTGATCCAGAACGTTTTAAATTTAAAGCATCTATTGACTCATATGCAACCACTGTAGAAATTACAGATAATACAAATAGAATTGTAAAAGGAACATTTTCTATTAAATTATTTGGATATGTAGTACCGGACACAATTCAAAAAGAATTAACAGCAATTAAAAAATATAACAGTAAATCCCAAGTTATAATAAGTACAGAAACAGTAACTAATATAAATAATACATAAAATGGCAGCAAAAGCAAAATCACAATCACCAATTTCATTTGTAAGAAAACCTAAAGTAAAAAGACCAGGCGTTCATGCTAAAACAAAATATAGTAAAAGTAAAAGTAGTAAAAACTATGTTAAACCATATGTGGCTCAAGGAAAATAAATTTGTATATTTATTAATATAAACCTTATAAATAAAAAATTATGTCAATTATTCAAGAAGTTACTGAAAAAAAGTTTTTAACAGAAGAAGAAAAAACTATATTAAAAGATATTCAAACTAAATCTCAATCATTAATATTAGAATTAGGTGAAATTTCAATGGTTAAAATCCAGATTGAAAGCAAATACGAAATCACTAAATCACTACTAATAGAGCTATCAGATCAAGAAAAAGAATTTACTAAAAATTTATTTGATAAATATGGAAGCTTTAATTTAGATCCAAAAACAAGTGAAATTATTAAAGTGGATTAATCTAATTGAATTTTGCCATATTTATAATAAAATAATTTATAACAAATGGCGGAAACAATTGTATCACCTGGTGTATTAGCTATAGAAAATGATCAATCATTTATTACACAACAACCAATCCAAGCAGGCGCAGCTATTATAGGCCCAACACCAAAAGGTAAAGTTGGTATCCCTGTTTTATGTACTACTTATAGTGATTATTTAAATAAATTTGGTTCTACTTTTATAAGTGGTAGCCAAACTTATACATATTTAACATCAATATCGGCCTATAATTATTTTAATAGTGGAGGAAACACATTACTAGTAACACGTGTAGTAAGTGGAACTTTTACCCCGGCAACATCCTCTATTATCACAGAAACAGCATTAACATCTGCTTCATTAAGTGTAAATTTAACATATATTTCTTCAAGTTTAGCATCTGTTGGTTCTCAATCTTTAAATATAAATGGTATTACTTTATTTTATACTGGTTCTGCAACTTTACCCACAAACACATCCACTGTAATTTACATTAGAACGGGTTCATTTGCTGCATCAGCTGTAGCAGATTATGTAGCTACTTCATCTGCAATATTTAATTTTAGTAGTTCAATAGCCTCTTATAGTGCTTCTTTACAATTTATAAGTTCAAGCGTATTTTCTGCTACAAATTTATTATTAACTTCAACTGCTTCTAATGGAGTAGTAGGAAATTCATATTATGCAATATCGGGTTCAACAACATCTTCATTTTCCGGCGGTACTAATACAACATCCTTTACTTTAGAAACACTTTCTGCAGGAAAAATTATGAATAGCAGTGGCCCAATTGGATCTAATGGATCTTTATTAAGTGGCTCATTAGATAATTTTAGATGGCAAATAACTAACAAAAACATTCAAGATGGAACGTTTTCATTAATTATTAGACAAGGGAATGATAATAATTTATTTCCCTCTATCATAGAAACTTGGTCTAATTTATCATTAGATCCTCTATCATCAAATTATATTGAAAAAGTAATAGGCAACCAGATAGAAACACTCCGTTCAGATAATGGAGAATATTACATTCAATCTACAGGAAGCTTTATAAACCAATCTAAATATGTTAGAATTAAATCAGTTGAATTACCAACACCATTATATTTAGATAATAATGATACACCCAAACCAATATTTACAGGATCTCTTCCTTGGTTATATAGTGGTTCTTTTGGAGGTGCTGAAGGTAATAATATTTCTAATAATATTGCTGGAAATTATTTTGAAAATATTTCAAATAATAATATTCAAGGATTATCTCCAAGTGCATATACATCTTCTATTTATTTATTAGGAAATAAAGATGCATATCAGTATAATTTAATAACAGCTCCGGGATTAATAGCAGATGAAACTAATTACCCGACACATGTTCCTATCATTACAGACTTATTAAGTATGGTTCAAGATAGAAAAGATTCAATGTCTGTAATAGATGTTGTAGGATACAATTCAAATATAAACCCAGTAGTATCAAATGCACTTTCATATAATACTTCGTATGCCGCAACTTATTGGCCTTGGGTAAAAACTATAGATCCAAATACAGGAAATCAAGTTTGGGTCCCACCATCTACCGTAATTCCTGGAGTATATGCTTTTAATGACCAAGTATCCGCACCTTGGTTTGCACCCGCAGGTATTAATCGTGGAGTATTAAGCAATGTTATACAAGCAGAACGCTATTTAACTCAAGGAAATAGAGATCTATTATATTCTAACAATATAAATTCAATTGCAACTTTTCCTAATGTAGGAGTTGTAGTATTTGGTCAAAAAACATTACAAAAGAAAAAAAGTGCTTTAGATCGCGTAAATGTAAGACGTTTATTAATTGAATTAAAAAATTATATCTCACAGATATCAAACACATTAGTATTTGAACAAAATAATGTTGTTACACGTAATTCATTTTTATCTCAAGTTAATCCTTATTTATCATCAATACAACAACAACAAGGTTTAACAGATTTTAAAGTAATAATGGATGAATCAAATAATACATCAAAT